CCTTTCGCGTGAAAAATGGCTCGGAATTTGCATGGCGTAAATTTTATGCAGAATTCGGATGGCTGTAAAACTCATGGCATCCTTCGCTAAACGCACTCGCGATTTCGACTCGATAATCACATTTCATACGTTGCAAACGTGATAACCACTTGAGAGCATCCCCCCCAAAACTTTATCCTTGACATTTCCGCACGCACTACGTAAAATTAAAAATAGGAGAAAGCTATGGATAAAAAATGGGCACAGATTAAATACTTTACGCCGCGGGAATTTGACGACCCAGCCGTGCCAGGGAGTGGGAAGTTGATTCACTTTCCACTTGTAATTAAACTCAATCACTTGCGTGAATGCATTAAATGCCCAATCGTTACACATTGGGCGGTTGGGGGGTGTGTAGACATTGGTGGAACGCATGGACATAGCAGCAATAGTTATCACTTGTGGAAAATGGGAGCAATGGCTGTAGACTTTCACTTCAACACGGGGCTTGATCCACGGGAACAGTATTATTACGTGGAGCAAGAGGAGTTTGGAGGCATCGGCGTTTACTATAGTTGGAGATGGAATGATAAACTATTGCCTATCGCTTTTCATGTTGACATGAGGCCGTTGTCGTTGATCCAACGATGGGTAAGCAGGAAGAAAGGCGAGTATGACTACTTATTAGGAAGATAACAATAAGCTGGAGATTCTGATGATATTACCTGTCCACTTTGTGGACATGGCATTTGAATATACTACCACTAAGGAGTTCTGATGATAAGCCTTTGCGTAATGCAATACGACGATTACCATTACGAGATCACGACAACGGATGTAAGAGATAAAAGGCCGATACGCATAATAATACCAGAAAATAAGGATGATTATCGTATATATTCGGCTGATCCAGACAGTGCCAGCATAACAAATTATGCCAACGGCCCTGGCTTTCTGCCGGTAACAGAAAACCTTTAGATGGGGAATATGCCACAAGAAGAGATGAAGACCCAAAAAGAGATAAAAATACTTAATACGATTGTTGATCTGATTATTGATGAAGCATTTCTTTTGCCAGGTACTGATCAAGTTAGCAAATTACAAAGTACAATGATGTTAATCGACAGGAAGATTATGGATAGGATGAAACATGTAAGAGAAGCAGAAATACGTAATGTGTCTTAGGTGCGGTTATACAGGAACAAGGGTTGCATAAACTATGAAATTAGAAAACATTCTCAAAAAAGTTGGCACTTCGATTATTAAAAATGTGGTGCCTGGCGGTGGATTAGTTATTGATCTCGTAAACGACTTTCTCCCAGGGGGCAAGAAGCTCCCAACCGACGCTACAGGTGATCAAGTATCGCAGGCTGTTCAATCCCTTCCACCGGAGCAGCAGATGCAACTAATGTCGAAGGAACTCGACGTTGAGATTGCAGAAATTAATTCATGGGCACAAGTACAGGGATTTTTAGCCGAAGCGGATAAGGCGGGAGCATCTACTCGGCCCAAAATATCACTTATGATGGCTCAGATCGTTGGCTTTGTAGTTATTGCCTTTTCCAGTATGTGGATCGTAGCAATTTTTCGTGATCAAGTTGAGATGGTTCAAAGATTGTCGGACTCGTGGCCATTGATGCTGACAGTTATTGCTACACCAACAGCGCTGCTGAGAGCATACTTTGGTATGAGATCGAGGGAGAAGGAAGATCGATACGTCGTGTCAACAGGGCAGTCTATCCCAGCTACAGGATTTTTAGCAAATGTTGTAAAATTGTTGAAGAAGTAGGTATACTCACTTAAATGAAAAAATGTGTTGAAAAATGTGAACTCGAACTTTTAATTGAGCAGTTGCAATGCGACGCAGTCGCGAAGCACACCCAACGGGAGGAGGAGTTTACAATCATGGGTAGACGAAAGGATAGATATGTTGAAAAAGCTAACCCCCAGACATCGGGAGGCAATTCGTAGGCTTATCGCCGCAGAGAGTAATGTCGAAATTGCTGAGGAGATGGGCATTTCCCCTCAAACCGTTTCACGATGGGCACAAGACCCTAAGTTTCTCTCAGAGCTACACGAGGCCGAGGAACGGGCATTGCAAAGGCTGACGGACTCTGAAGAGCGACTCGATGCACTGAGGATTATTCAAGACACAGCGGGCAAAGCTGCGAAGTTATGCCAAGAAGCAGTTGTTGATGGAAAGGTTGGAGATGATCCCATCAGCCCAAAGCTTAGGCTAGAATCTGCACGGGACATTCTCGACCGAAGTGGGCATAAAGCTGTTGAACATGTTCGAGCAGATATTTACGACATTGCGGACTTGATCCGAATTGCAGAGGAGCGATATGGAAGCGGTGTTGCTCCCTTGCGAAAAGTAAACTCGGAGATAACACAGGAAGCTGATGGAAGATAACATTGCAGCAGTTGAGGCAATTTGGCAATATCGAAATGATCCGATCGGGTTTGCCCACGATATGGACGGGGTTGACCTCGATTCCTGGCAGGAGGACGTGCTTACTGCACTACGCGACGATCGCTTTGTTGCAATGCGCTCCGGCTCTGGGGTAGGGAAAACTTTTCTGCTATCCTTAGCTACGAGATGGTTTTTATTCACTCATCATGAAGCGAGAGTCCCCACCACGGCTCCCTCGCAGCATCAACTTTACGATATACTTTGGGCTGAGCATTTCAAGTGGATAGACCGAAGTGCAATTCAGCGCAGGTTTTTCACGTGGACTCAGACAAAGCTGAGTGTACGAGGGCACGAACCCTCGTGGTTTGCCGTAGCCCGTACCGCGCAGATAAAGCCGGGCTCCGATGTTTCAGAAGGATTAAGTGGTTTTCACGATGCAAAGAACTTGTTGTTTATTCTTGACGAAGCTTCAGGAATACCAGATCAGGTATTCGCGGCTGTTCAAGGCTCATTAACTACGGAAGGAGTATATATCCTCCTTGCAAGTAATCCCACACGTCGGAGTGGTTTCTTTTACGACATTTTCAACAACCCCAAGCTCGGAAAGTTCTTCCACAAATTTCATATATCATCTGAAGATTCCCCCAGGGTTACGCAATCCTACGTCGATTTAATGGAGGCCAAGTATGGGCGTGATCATCCCGTTTTCAAAATCAAAGTCCTTGGGGACTTCCCCGATGCAGACGAAGAGAGCCTTGTTCCACCGGATTTTATTGAAACAATGGTTAACAACAGCAAATTGAATTGTTCTGCATTTCCAACTGAATTTGGGGTTGACATTGGGCGAAGTGGCGCAGCAGCGGTTCTGTGTGTTCGGCAGGGATTCAACATTCTGAAATGGGACGAACGAACAAAACAAAATCGTGTTACTGATACAATGGAGCTCATTCAGTGGATTGTGGAAGCAATTCAGGAATTTAACCCAACACATGTTAAGGTTGATCCGATTGGGCTCGGTGCAGGGGTTTATGACGGGCTCAAGCTCATTTATGGAAACATGATTGTTCCCGTCATTGGTAATGCGTCGTCGTTTGATCCTCCTCCATCACCAGGAGTGGGTAAGAAGGATGATAAAGCAAAGCCTTCAGATATTTACCTCAATCTCCGTGCCCAGGGCTACTGGAACCTTCGAGATATGATCCCAAAAATCCATAGCGATATTTGGCCCGACCGCGTAATCGCCGAGTTAGGCTCAATCAAGTCCGAGCGCACAACATCGGGCAAAGTAAAGATTGAATCGAAGGAGAAAATGCTTCAACGAGCAATGCGATCGCCGGACTATGCTGACGCAATGTATATGGCGTTTTTGAGCCCAGAATATTGCCTTGGCACAGCTCCAATTAAGTTCACGTTTGTTTCTGCAATTGCGCGAATTAACAACGAGTTGGTTAAACCCAACGGCTCACTGTGGGCGCAAATGAATCGAGGGCCAGCTCACAACAGATGGGGTAGATTATATGGCTAATCGAATTTTTCTGACAGAAATTGGCAATTCTGGCACAAAATGGTCTCAAGGCTCACCACAATTACCTCAAGATGAATTTTTAACAGCATTGCAGGGTATAAAAGGGATCAAAATTTACCAAGAAATGGCGGATAATGACCCCATTGTAACCGCAATTTTACACGCAATTAAACAAGTTTTGCGTGAGGTTCGGTGGTCGGTTAAATCATCGAGCTCTGATCCCAACGCCGAGGACGAAAATGTAGCATTTCTGAAAGAGAATATGCGCTCTATGGATCATAGTTGGAGCGACTTTATGTCGGATGTTTACAGTATATTCACGTATGGGTGGGCACTTTTTGAGGAAGTATATGCCCTTCGGAATGGAAAGATATGGTGGAAAAAGCTCGCTCACCGTTCGCAGGGCTCATTGTATGCGTGGGAGCTCGGTGAGCATAAAAATGTTGTAGGCATGTGGCAGGGGATTGATAGTAGAGTAGAAAAGGTTTATATCCCCTTCTCGAAATGCTTACATTTCGTGACGGAGCACAAGTCGGGAAATCCTGAAGGATACTCATTGCTTCGTGGAGCATACCGACCATATTATTTCAAGAAAAATCTGGAGGAAATCGAAGCCATTGGCGCTGAAAAGGACCTCGTCGGAATGCCGGAACTTACCCCACCGGAGGGGTTTAATATGGATGATGAGAAAGCCGAAACTGCCGCTGCATTAACTTGGGCGAAAAATATCCTCACAAATGTTCGTCGGGATGAGCAGGATGGGCTGTTTTTGCCTTTTGGATGGAACTTTCGCCTTGTTCCATCTCCAGGCCAACGGGCCTTCAACGTCAACGAAATCATCGACCGCAAGTCTAAGGAAATCGCACTTACTGTCCTTGCACAGTTTATTATGCTCGGAATGGAGCGAACAGGCTCATATGCCCTGGCGAAAGAGTTGATCGATATGTTTTACATGAGTTTGGAAAGTTGGGCAGATTACATTGCAACTGTTATCAACCGCCAGGGGGTTACACGTTTATTTGCGCTCAATGGCATCACCAACGACGTTCCATACATCGTACATACATCCGTCCGTAGACAAGACTTACGCGACATAACTTACTTTGTTTCAAACTTATTTGATTCAAGCAAGATTACACTAAGTGCAGAGCTTACAAGTTACTTGGAGCGCTATGGTCGGCTACATGAATTTAGTGAGATACGGCCATAGGTGAATAATGGCAATTTTAGTTAATAAAAATGCGCTGAGACAAGGGTTTGTAGGATTTCCCCAAGGCCCCCTTTCCCCTCCGAGTCCCCTGAGAAGGGGGCCGGATTCCCCCTGGGCTTTGCCTTTTACCCCCTTCTCCTGCCTGGGTGGTTGTGATGGGACACTAAGAGGAGGTTCTTTTTCTCCGAGATTCCTGGGAGCTCGGCGCTGCCAGATGCGATCATTAAGATGTATTGCAAAAAATCACTTGACAAATAGAATATTAGGGGTATCCCCTTGACTGGCGTAACCACAAGATGTAGT